AGTGCGGCGCCTTGTTACTTTTGCTCCCACCATGTCATCAAGGCTGCTGATGACCTGCGTAAATGTTCCTAGGACATTTGCCACCGTGAGCGATGGTTGAGCAACTTGCCCGGTGGTGCTGCGTTCATAACCTGCCGCCAAAATAGGCAACGGTTCGTAAGTGCGTCCTTGCCAGATAATCTTTGCATCGTCTGGCTTCAACTGCGTGGTGAAATAAAACTTATCCTGAGGATCCCCTGTAATGGGCTCTAGATCAAGATCAAACAGTTCAACAATGGCATCATGCCATCCTTGTTGCACATCAGCTTCTAGGGTCATATATCCTCCTTACGGAAAAGGAAAACACATTACTGTTGGGACCAATGGTTCTCCATTGCCATTGATTTGGCTCTAGTCGATATTTATATTTGCGGTCATCCATGAAGAACTGTGAATAGAAGAAGTCGCCATTCAACGCTGAGAGTTGAGCGTCAAGGGCGATGGCCGCTTCGTCTGAAATAGGAACAGTATCAATTTGGTAAGAACGAATGTCATTGTTAATCGCTTCGGGGCTGATTTGCTCATAACCATCGCCAAATTGTACGCGCTTTGTGCGATTACCACGTTGAACCGTAAGGCCGTATTCGCAAGCAATGGCAAAAGTGGGTTGGGTCATAATTTAGCGCCTCCCCGACAGAAGACCACCAGGACGCAGTTCATCCACGATAACTTGCTTCACAGCGCCTTCAAGACGGCGACCAAGACCGGCAGAATCGGAGCCAGTGTTAGAAGAAGAAGTTTTACCATCAGAGCTGACGTTGACCACGATGTTGCTCGTAATGGGGCTGCCCATGGCCCCGCCAAGCTCCACTGGAACGCTCTTGCCATTGGGCATGGGAATAACTGCCTCATTGTAACGACCCTCGCCTACAAGGCCCAGCGTGGGGCCAGTGACGATGCCCCCACTAGCGAATGGAGTAATTGGCATGAAGCCGCCAGCGGCAATGCCACCATTGGCAAATTGCATCCCGGCGGGCATTTGTGCAATCGGCACGTCCATTCCTTTGACTATGGAAGAACCTGGGACTTTAGTTAATGGAGAAAGCAGGCTTTGAGCAAGACCAATGATTTGCATTTCAACCCATTTCTTGATCATTTGTGCGGCCATATCCAAGAATGCGTCTGCAATGCTTTGGAAGAAACTACCAAGTGCTTGCTGGGCAGACGATGCACCACTAATGACGCTCTTGAAAGAATTGGCAAAAGCTTCGCCAATGGCATTAGCGGAGAACGTCACCGTTTCCTGAGTAGAAGCAAGTTTCTCTAACTCTTCACGCAAGAGCTTAAGCTTTTCCTGAATAGACCCCGCTTGTGGAGTCATGACCTGGAAATCTTTAATAGCAACGAGTTGCTCTGGGGTGGCACCAAGCTCCTTGGCTCTTAACAATTGATCATCAAATTCTCTTTGCTGTGCTCTTTTTCTCGCCTCGCCTGGGGTGATCGTGCCAGCGGCAATTGCTGCATCTTCAATAAGTCGATTAAGTTGCAATTGTTTTTCAATTCGCTTCGATAACTCTTCTTCGGCCTTCTTTTGTTGGTCTTTTTCGCTAATTTGCAGCTTTAAGTATTGACTTTGCAGATCATTTTTGAGCTCGTGAATTTTTACATTTGTGTCGTTGAGCTTGTCTTCATATTTCTTTTTTGTAAAAGTTTTGTCAATAAGTTGAGCCTCCTTGTCGATCAGCATATTCCTAAACGTCTCCAACTCGGAAATCTCACCATTGATTTTTAATATGCCTCTGAGACTTTCAAGCGATTCTGCTTCTGCATCATTGCCCGCCATTTTTGCGGCGGCAATTTTCCTATCTAACGCCAATTGCATATTGGACGCCTTAAGACGCATTGCTCTTTGACTCTCATAATCCATGATCTCTTCAATTGGAATCCGCTTACCCTCTTTAGGCTTGGAGCCGTCTGGGGATGCAGGTGGAACAGGCGCAATGACAGCAGGAGTTGCGGCTTGTTTATCCTCAAAACTTAACTGCCCTTGCCTAAAGCGAGCCTCTGCAGAGATTCCAGATTGTTGCTGTATATAGGACTCTATCATTGCACGTTCAATTACTTTTCTACCAAGCAAGTCCGACCTTACTGGAACGCCAGCCGCTTCAAGGCGCTTGGCCACATCACCCGGAACGGTGACAACGCGATCCTTCCCAAGCGTCAAATCCTCATTGGAAGTCCGCAGTCGTTTTAGGTCGTTAATCACCATAGACGTCCTTTGCTCCGTTGATCTTGCGTCCGTAGCGGACATTGAGCGAATTGCTTGCGCAGCATTGAGTGCTTTTTGTCTTGTTTCCTCCATTTTTGCGTTCATTGTCATAAGCCTTTCAATAATCATGCCAATACCTGCCACGACGGCTAATATTACCGTGCTTGCAAATGCAGCTTTTAACGCCAGTGAGACCGTCCGAATTTGACCAGCCGTTACTCCAGCAGTTTGCCCTGTTGTGTACATTGCCAATTGCAGGGCCTTGTTTGTCGTAACCCCTTGCGCCGCAGCAGCGTTAAATGCAACAAACGCTGGAATAGCCCTAAGGAAATTTGCAATCATTGGCACCAATGCCCGTAGATTTAATGTCTGAATTGCTAGTGTCAGTGGTAGCACAGATAAATACACGCGAGCCAAGTAACCCACGAAAGGATTGCCAGCAATCTGCAGCAGTGTTTGAGCCACTTGCAAGGCCACTTTCCCAAACTGTTGCAACACGGGAATCACTTGTTGCACGTTTTGTTGAATACCTTGGAAAGTTGGACGAAGATTTTCTAACTGCTGAGCGAAGGCAAATCCACCGGCGGTTTTAGCGGTAGTGCCAGTGAGAAAAGCATTTAACCCATCTGTTACTTGCTTAATGCCATTTGTCAACGGCATTACAACGGCATTTAAGAATCCAACGGCAATGGGTTCAAAACCTTCGTAAAGAAGCGTAAGTGAATTTTGCATGCGATTCATTGCACCCTGGAACGTCCTTGCTGCCCCTTCCGCACCAGGACCGAATTCCTTGTTCATGATTGTGCCAACATTCTGCAGCAATACTTTCATTGCCGTTCCTTTATAGGCACCTTCTTCCAGGGCTGCTGAGAATTTCTGAATGGCATCTGGTCCCTTAAACCCAGCAGCTTCAGCGAAAATTGCCATCGCTCCAGGTAAAACGTCGCCTAATTGTCCCTTCAATTCTTCACTCATTACCTGACCTTTGCTCGCCATCTGAGCAAAGGCATAATTCACACGATCAACTTTATCTGCGCTCATGCCAAACGCAGCAGCAGCTTTGCTGATGCCAGTGAAGATAGTCCTCACTTCATCGCCACTAAAACCCGCTGGCTGCATTGAAGCATATAACTTTGTAAAGCCATCACGGGCCGATTGCAATGGCACGTTATACCTACTGACTAGATCCAGGATTAATTCGTTGGAACTTTTTGCTTCTTGTGCGGTGGGAGAAACTGCCTTGAGAGTATTGTTAAAAGTCTGCAGTGCGCCAACTGCTTGTCCCACTTGTGCGGGGAAAGAAGTAGCGAAAGCTAATGCTTTGTAAGCAGTACCAAATAGCAACACTTGTTTTGTTGCCATGCCAAATTCATCGCCCAATTCGCGCACCATTCCGGCGCCGGGTAATTGAATGTTTCCAAGCGCTCGATTAAACTGGCCACCCATCCCTCCCGTTCCTCCAAAGCCACCAAAAGGCCCACGAGGCGGCAATCCCCCTCCACCTCCAAACATGCTTGTTCTCGCATTAATGGATAGGGGCGTAGACGGCCCCATCATTCCAGCCATGGGGAATTGTCCCATTGACCCACCCAGTCCAGCGGCCATCGGATAAGCCATTCCTGGAATGTTTTGTTGTACCGCGACACCACCGGTGCTAAAGATTGGTCGTGACTGAGCACCACTAGCCCCCAATCCTCTGCGTTGCAAAAATGCTTGATTGAGAACTGTATTTAATGCTTGCCCGGAAAGCCCAGTGGCAGAAGTTGGCACAGCTCCAAAGCCAATATCAGCTATTTGTCTATGCGCTAACGCGGGATTGGCTGCTTGATTTGCCAACGCCGCTGCCATTTGGCGATAGCCTCCAGAAATTCCAACTGGAGAGAGCATCGAAACCCCAGGATTTACCGAACCTCGTCCTGTAAATAAGGAGCCTGCAGCACCACCTCCGGTGCCAAGCATTCCACGACTAGATGCCAAGCGAGCTTCCAGTGTATTCAGTGGACTCGTTGTGCCGCCAACCGCAGGGAGAAGCCTCGTAGCCTGTGGACTTGTGGACGCTTTCGCAATAATACCTGCAATGCCATTGCCAATTTGACCCACCCATGGATTAGAAATATTAACCGTTCGCGCATAGTCGGAAAAAGACTTTGCAATTGTCTTTAGCAGTGGATCAAAAGCCCTGGGCGCATTAAACCCGGGAAGCGTATATCCCTGCGGAAATTGTTGTTGAAAGGCTGCTTGACGATTAGCGGCCCCAACCAAGTCAGTCGTAACGCGGCTTTCCGGTAGCATGCGCAACATGCGCTGTGCAGCTCTAGGATTGCTGGTCAAATTGGCCATGCGATCCAGCATCTCATTGAGATTGGGCATGGAGCGCGTTGCGCTTGTTTGAGCTTGTCCACGAATGGGACGCAGCTTCATTTGCAGATTTTTCAGATTATCAAAAACAGCGTCTGCAATGCCATCCGCTTCCTCTACTAATTTTTTTGCTTGCGCTGTAAGTTGGCCTCTGTTTCCAGTCGGTGTACCCCCGAGATCGCGAATAATTTTTTCTAAGCCCGCAATATTGTATCCGCCCTTAATTAATGAGCGTTTTCCTAGTCGAGATAAAATAGCTTGCTTCGCGATTTGCTCTTGAGTTTGCTGCACATTAAATGCACGCCCAGTGAGCCCTTGCTCGCGCATGAAGCGTTCCAGACCAGCAGCTCCCTGCGGTCCTCGCGAAAAAGTCCCCCCAGCAGCAGCTTTAACTTGTCCGCTTAATTCTGAAAGCTTGCGAGCCAGGGTGTCTGCTTTTGCAATTTCAGCAGATAAGTTGGTCTCAATATTTAAGCGATAATTTCTTCGTCTGATATTGACGCCAAGAGCATTCAGCTCATTCTGTACGCTAAGCCTGTCGAACTTAACCTGGATGGGCACTGAAGTGCCAGCAGCCGCTTGTCCTAGTCCCAGTAATTGCTGCCGAAAAAAAGCTAGGTCAAGACTTACCTTCAGCTTAAGTTCTGCGTCTTGAACCGCCATTTGACAAAACCCTCTATGTTACCAATTCTATAATCATTGCCCTTGGTTGCGTCCGCTAAAGGCTTTGATTTCCTCGGCAAGCAAGGCAATCACTCGTCCATTCATCACGCGCTCCTTCATTAAACGCTGTAGCACCATAAGGCTTTCGTCTGTAACTCCATGATCTTTCTTGACTTTTCCTGCATCAAACGGTAGGAAGTTTTCTGGCTTCACCGAAACCTTCTTGCCGCCCATCATGCCTGCAGCCATTGCACCAAGCTTTGCTACGGCTACGCTTTGAATGTTGTATTTAGTAATGTCGTGTTTCTCTAGAAACTTTAGAGCTGCTTTGACATCGCTCACGCGTTGACGCCCAAAACATCTCGCACTCCATCGCTCATCCTTAAAATCCGACGCGGACAGTCGAAAATAAAGATCATTCCATGGAGTGAGAGAAGTCAGGAACTTCCTGGCTTGGGCTTCTAGACGTTCTGCTGTTGAGGAATATTCCTCTTCTGGGATTTTTTTGCCACATCTACAGCCCCCTTCATTTCTGCTTCTTGCTCAGCGGAGATGAATTCCACCACCTTAGCGATGGCTCGACGGGGAAGAGTTTTTGTATCTTCCAAGTCCCAATCAACCAAATCCTGCCATTCGCCATCCACCAGTCCTTGTCCGCGAGAACGCACGAAAGCAGTTGCCATGCGAGCATTAGTGCTCTCCACGGAAGACCCGCTGGTAATCATGCTGAGAGTTTCTTCTGTGTATTCAGCGAGGAGTTCTGCTTCCGTGATAGAGCCAGCACCACCTTGCAGCAAAGAGAATGCTTCATCAAGAGGAATGTCTTTTGCCGTGGCGATGCGTTTTGCAAGTTGAACGGCGCGAATGGTTGCTTGGCTTTGCAGCTTGCTAATTTCCTCTTGCTCAATAGCTTCCGCTACCAGCCATCCGCCATATTTCTTCATGCGGATATTGGGGAGAAGCTCAAAAAACTCCTCAGTCTTGGTTTCCAGAAGAAAGCTGTATTTGCTCATGGTCAAGAATGTTTAGCAATGCGTTGAACACCTTCACTCGTTCATGGCCTGAGCGAAAATCAGGCGGCACTTCAACAAGGAGAGAGTGACTTTCGTTTGAAATTCTAATGGTGGTTTCTCCGCAAGCAACAAGACACAAAATGCCAGCCTCTAATGCTGTGCCTTCAATTAAGCAGTTGATAGCGTGGACTGTTTGGTCCTCGCTCCACAAATAATCAATATTCACTTGCCCTGGAAAGCAATCTTGATTCTACGTCTCAACGCAAGGCGAACACTGCTGGCCTCAAATCTGCTAGGCACTTGCAATTCGTCGGTCCATGGACGAGGTGTGACATTAGTGCCAAGCCCTTCATGAACATACCACGCATATGCCCTGCCAGAAGAATTCTTTGCATCCCAATTCCATGACGCAGTGATATCCATCGATCCCTGAGTAATCCTGAAAGATTCTCTCCCACTTTCGTAGAGCTCGCCCAAATCGTAAATGTCGCGAGGAGAGCCTACCACTTCCCCATTTTTGCGCCTTGTTTCGTTTTGATAGACCCATCTATCATCCTTAAATTGGTCATCCCAATAGGCATCATCAATGTCCTCTGATGCCCAGGTTTCAAAAGCGGCACGTAGTTTTTTCTCCCATCCTTCTCCGCCAATGACCTTCGCTTCAACAACAATGCCACTCATGATCCATACAAGGGCCGTAAAATCATATCTGGAATGACAAATCGACAGCGCTCATAGGCCACGTCATCGCCAGGAAAATATCTTGGCGTGGAGTCGGGGAAACGCCTTACCATCCTATCCATTGCAATCGGCAAAGTATTTTCACTAGGAGTATATTGCACCAAAACTACTTCCCATAGTTGATTCATTTTGAGGCCGCACAGCGGTGAACGCGGAATAATTTCTGGAAACTGTCGCATTGTCACCTCTAGGCCAGTTACCTTAAACTCTGAAGGCACACCTTGTTGACCCACCACATAGATGGCAGGAATCGTAGTGCCATTGGGCAGCGCGTAAGAACCCACCAAGTTCGGACTGGCGCTTAACAGCGTTGTAATCGTATCTCGCAGTTGTGCAATATTCACAATAAAAAAGCCTTCCCGTAAAGGAAGGCTAGCAAAGACGATGGAGGAAAGTCAGCTATTAGGAGCAGTCGGAATCAGGCTGCCGGTATTCTCAGCGTTCTGGTGAATACCGATTCGACCACGGCTGATCAGGTCGAAGGTGACCTCCACAAGGTTATCGGCGGGATAGCTTTCGTTGTAGTTCATAACGCGAGCGGTATAAGCCACACGATCGTAGTAGTAAGTGGTGCCACTCACTCCGAGTTGCTTATTGATTTCCACGTACACTTCATTGTTCTTGTCATAGCGCGAAGCGGAAATCACTTGGAAGGCTTCGTCAAAGCTATTCGGCAGGAACACAGTGCCGTCAACATCCTTCTGAAAGTAAGAAGTGACGGAAGCAGTGGCCTGGGAAGTAACAATAACGCTATCAGAGAAGCCGCCGCCGCCCAGCAGGTAGAACTCAGTGTTGCCGTCGTTAAAGGCCACGGAAGCCGTCGTAGCGGCTTGCAGGGTGTATAGAGTAGGAGCACCGCTAACGGTGAACGTAGCGCCGCTCTGGGTGATCACGGGACGAGCCGCGCCAGCAATCGAGCCAACACGCACAATAACGTCTTGGCTCTTAACCAGTTCAGTCGGGTGGTAGAGCATGAGAAAATCCTCAATGGGAAAGAAAATGGTTAAGCGTCAAACGTTTTGAACGCTTCCTTTGCCAACCAGTCTAAAAATTCCTCTGATTGGCGTGCCGAGAAACTGCCAATAATGGTCAGCAATTTGCTCGTTTGGTAATAGCTCAAACCGTCCTTCCCTCCCATTGATTGTTGCAGCAGCGGAGCTTCCGGGAGTGATACCAGACAGTGCTAATGGCCCCGTCAGTCGTCCCTCCATGTAGACAGCCGTACTATCAGCACCAAGCAAATAGTCGTACTGCGGATTGCGCTTTTGCTTCAAACTGGCGTAGTATGTCACACCTGATGAAATGGAAACGTAATTTCCAGTTTCACTATCAACGGCATAACCAGAAGCCACCGACCACACAAGTGTGGCATTAGCTAATGGTGAGAGGCCGTTAATCATGCGACAAAGCCAATGGAGAAAGAACCAGCAACGGTTTCAAGCATTCGTTTGAACTCTTGGCCATATTGAGTGGCCTCCAGCCCCTTGCCATACACTTTGCCTTCAGTGGCGCCAATTTGAACGCCCATTTGTGCAAGTTGAATGGCAATAATATGTGCCGTCAGATGCTTTACTGCACGATCAGTTTGATCACCAAACACATCTTCCGAGGCGTCGGCAGTAGCTTCAGTGATGGCCCCGTTTACAATTCCCGATGGATGGGGAGTGAATTCGGGGAAGCGCGTAAGAAAGCTTTCGTAAGTAACGGTCATGATCAAGCCTTCCCGATCTTGATTGCTTCTTGACGCTTGGTAATGGCATTACGAATTCTGACGCGCCCTTCGCTTTTCTTCCATTCTGCAAGTTGATCCAGATCGTGAATCACCTCAAGAATGCGAAAAGCTTCCACCAGAGGCATGTTGACCAGTGTCTGAACATCCTGAGGAATGGTTTCCACAGTGAGTTGTTCTTTCACTTCTTCAATGGCGCCGATAGTCATCAACCGTTTGACGGTTTTATTCTCTCGTGCGGTTTTCCATTGAAGCTCTGGGATGTCCTGATTAAGACCAGGCGCCAGTTGGATCAGGCCAGTATCCGTGATAATGCCAAAACCACCTTCACGC